ACATCCGAGTGGTCGCGCATGTACCAGCAGGAGCAAGTGTCGGAGGATTCGGTATTCAAGCCGGAAGAAGTGGATGCTGCCATCGGCAACTACCCGCCCGGCACCCTCACCGATGATCCCAAGTTGGGTAGAGACGGTGGAGCCGCCGGATTGCGGCTCGTGATGGGCCTAGACCCTGCCGTTGCTGGCTATACCGGAGCGATATTGGTTGGACTCGATAGAGCGACGGGGCACCGCTGGATCATTGATATACACAATGAGGCAGCGATGACCCCGGATCGCATGAGAATGCTCATTCGCCGATGGATTACCCAGCACGGAGTCCACGAAATCCGCGTCGAAGGAAACGCTTTCCAGCGTTTCCTAGCCCTAGACCGGGAGATCAACGACTATTGCGCTAGTCGAGGTGTGGTTTTCCACGAACACCACACCGGAAACAACAAGCATGACCCCGTGTTTGGTGTCGCGGCGATGACCAACCTATTCCGCCAGCACATGATCCATCTGCCAGCGCAAAGGACCGAAGCGACCAGGGCCTTAACGGAACAGTTATTGACCTGGGACCCACATCTGGCCCAGTCACGTAAAGCCAAGTCTGGCCATAAGACAGACTTGGTAATGGCACTATGGTTCGCAGAACTACGGTGTCAGGAACTAACCGCAGGTTCGGGTGGTATGTCTCACGGCACATCACCGTTCCTTACACGCGCCGATGTTAGTGCCCAGCGTATGGCTCCGGTCCATGATTCGTTCGGATTAGACCCAGAAGAAACCTCTACCCGACTGTGGGTGTAAACATTAGCGGGCCAAATGACCCCAGTGGTCTGATGAAACTCTCCTACGGGTTCAGCCGAATGCTGTCCCGGTATGCAGACCGAGACTTGAAACACCAACAGGTACTCCTCATTAGGTCTGGTCGCATCTCCGACCTAGCCCCAGACCTATTCCCCGGTGACGGTCCCTGGCAGGAACCCATCGTCGCCAACATGATCGACGTTGCGGCCCGCGATCTAGCGGAAATGATTGCCCCACTACCTGCATTCAACGCCGGAGCAACTGCCGGACTATCCCCAGCCCAGCAGAAGGCATCGGATAAGCGGACCAAGATACTGTCAGCCATCATGCATGGGTCTGATCTACAGACTCAGATGTATTCGGCAGCAGATAACTACATCACATTCGGTTGGGCATACTCTAAGATTGAGTATAACTACGAGACCATGTTACCTGTCATACGGATGTTAGACCCTATGGGTTGCTATCCAGTTATAGATAGGTGGCATAGGTGTACTGAGTTATATCAACGGGTATATACATCAGTAGAACTACTGGCTGAACTATACCCGGAACTAGAGGGACCGTTAAAGGCCAAGTATTCCTACAAGGATTCACCGGCTGACAACCAACTCATTGAGGTGGTGTTCCACCATGACGCACAAGCCGACACGGTGTTCCTGCCTGCCGGAGCAATCTCCTCCTCCCAGGCAATGTTGCTCTCCCGAATCCCTAACCCAGTGGGTAAGTGCCTCGTCAATGTCGCGTTCCGCCCAGGACCAGTCATCCGAGGACAGTTCGATGACGTAATGTTCGTGCAGTTGGCACGCAGTCGGATGGCACTACTGGGACTGGAAGCAGCACACAAGTCAATCCAGGCCCCCATCATCGTGCCGCCGGATGTCACCAACGTGCCGTTGGGACCAGACGCACACCTTCGGACTTCAGAACCGCAGGCAGTACGTCGCCTAGCCTTGGATGTACCAGCATCCATGTGGCAAGAAGATGCCACACTTGCCCGCGAACAGCGCGAAGGTTCGCGGTATCCCGAGGTCCGCTCCGGTGACACCACCGGAGTCGGTGGCCATGTCACCGGCAAGGGCGTTCAAGCCTTAATGGAAGGGTTCGATACCCAGGTACGGACAGCCCAAGCGGTACTCGCGCCGTTGCTCACCAAGACCGCCAGCCTCGCGTTAGAGTGTGACGAGAAGATGTACGGCGGTACTGAGAAGCGAATCAAGGGGACATCCAATGGAACGCCGTTCGATCTTAAATACACTCCGAAGAAAGCAATCGACGGAGTGTATGAGGTTGATGTGCAGTACGGCCTCATGGCCGGACTTGATCCCTCGCGCTGGCTTGTGTTTGGACTGCAAGCCCGAGCAGAAAAACTCATCTCGCGCGACTACCTTCGTCGCCAGATGCCTGCTGATCTGGACGTTGATGCGGAAGAAAGAAAGATCGACATCGAGGACACCCGCGAAGCGTTGAAGGCAGCGGTGCAACAGTACGCCGCATCCATACCGGCAATGGCCGAGCAGGGCGGCGATCCAACAGAAGCACTCCAACTCATCACAGATGTGGTGAATGGTAGGACCAAGGGGATACCCTTGGAGAAGATTGTTTCGGAAGCACTGGAGAAACCAGAACCGGAACCCATGGTCGGCCCCGATGGTGTACTCATTCCACCTGAGGGGCAAGCGCCACCGGGGGGTGCGGGGCCAAATCAATCCCCCCCTGCTGGTCCCCCTCCCGGTGGTGCGCCCATGGGTGGTCCACCTATGCCAACCGGCGATATGCAGGCCGACTTGACTACTCTCGCAGCGCTGACCGGAGAAGGTCAGCCCAACCTTAGTGCTGGCGTACAACGCCAGGTACCCATTTAGACCTCAGACCGACTGAGGAAAGGAGTAAGAACAATGGCAGCAGGTGGCGATAAAGCCAGTGCAGGCGACGCGATGAATCACATCGGCGTCGGTACCAATGTAAAGAAAGGCCCGAAGGCTATGACTTCCGGTGGCGTAAGCAAGAACGCCGTGAAGCGTAACCCACACCAAGGTGGCAACTAATGAAGAAGGCTAGCGATCAGCCGACCCCCACTTCATTTACCAAAGAAGAGTTGTACTACGGAGTAGACCAGTACACCAAAGGCTTCATTGGTGATGACATGCGTGAGTCGGCAGACAAGCACTACGGCAAACCTAAGAAGTAGCCATGCCGTCAGGTGGTTATCGACGGCCTAACAACCCGGCCCCCGTATCGGGGCCGGGCAAAGCGTCGCGTCGAACGGATGGATTCGGTATGCCTAACAACGAACAGACACCAATGGATGTCACTGGTCTCCCCTATGGGGAGAATCAGGAAGTCAATGATGTGGCCGCTTCCGCCCCTTTGGCGGCAGCCCCACCCGCACCCAAAGCAACTCCACTCACTGCACCCACGCAGAGGCCAGACGAGCCGATCACTAGTGGAATCCCCATGGGTCCGGGGGCCAACTCATTGATTACCCCGAGTCAGCGACCAGATGATCCCGTTGCCGCGCAGATTCGTTTGGCGTATCAGGCTGCACCCACACCTGAACTACGAGCCATGGTCAATAGATTGGAAGCGGAAGGTCGATGACATCATCCGACTGGGATGCAATCGACGGTGACACCATCCGGCCAGAGTTGCCCGATGAGAATGACATTCGTTTGATTGGCGTGGACTCACCAGAGATTGGTGAGCCAGGCGGCAGAAAGGCCCAAAGAGTAACTGACAGGTTCATCAACAAGGGTGACGCTTATACGGCAACCGACCCTAGCCGAGACCTCGACCCCTATGGTCGAGACCTCCGCTACGTCGAACGTCCCGGTGGCAAAGACCTTGGTGAGAAACTGATCCGCAAAGGATTGGCCACGCCTGCATTCGACTCAACCACTGGCAACCAGTACCACAGCAAAGAGGACCTGTACCACGAGGCGCAGAACCGTATTGTTGCGGGCAGTCGCCAGCCCCACGAAGTCACTGATGGGGAGTGGTATCGCTCCCAGGGCATGACCGAAGATACGTGGAACGATCTGATCCGCAGTAAAGCCGGTGCTATGGGACCGGCGTATGACGCAATAGTTGATGCTGAGACTTTCCAGAACGCTGCCGAACTTGTCCCCGGCATCGACCCGGACGCAGCATTCGTCTCACTCATCTCTCCCAGTGTGTTCCTCGGTGGTGGCGGTAGTAGCACCCGAGCGGTAGCCAACCTTAGTGCTAATGCCAACGCCACCAAGCGCGCGGAAGTAGAGGCAAAGGAAGAGGAGAACCGCAAGCGGTGGCAAGAGGTACAGGACTACAACGAAACCAAGGATGAAGACCCAGCAATCTTGAACTGGGCACAGAACATTGTGCAGGGCGCAGAAGCCGCCTTCATGTTCTTCCCTGAGATTGGTACCAACTACGCGGCCAACATCGTTGGCGCGCTTATCAACCCAGAAAACGCATTCACTTCATTTGACGACACCATGACACGGGCGCGTGAAACGTGGACAAACACCACGTTGATGCGGATGGTCAAAGGTATTTGGACTGCTGACGATGAGGGCAAGGAGTTCCTGTCGGACTGGGGCGATGGTTGGTTCATTGACTACGAGACCCCTGCCGCTAAGTCCAAGCGTCTAGCAGACCAGAAGCGGTGGCACTTCAACGCAGATGATCCCGCACTCAAGGTCCAGGGAAAGGGTGTTGCCAGCCCAGGTCAGATGTGGAACTACGGCAGAAGCGGCACCCTCTACGGAATACAGGGTGCCTTCATTGATGCGGCATTCCACATCATTGACCCCACGATGTTGCTCCCCGGTGGGACATTTGCCAAGGGAGCCAGAGCAGGTAAGAGCCTGCTGAGTTCCGCACTCATCAAGTCCACCATCAAGATGGACTTGGCCCCCAATCTCAAGAAGTTCCTCAAGGACACCCGCGACCTCAATCCCACATCAGTTGTCGATGAGAACACTGAGTTCGGCAAGTCCGTCATCCTGCGAGATGCTGCCATTGCCAAGCACGCAGACATTGATGAACACCTCGCAGCCATTGGGTTTGGCCACAATGACTGGGCCGTGAAGTTTGACTGGATGAAAGGGATCAATCCCCAGTTCGCAGAAGAGATCAATGATCTGTGGAAGGTTGCATCCAAGGCCGATGAAGATGCGCTGCAATCTCCCACCGCAGTAGACATCCGCGTTCGCGCAGCAGAGACCCTGATGGAGGAATACCACAAGTTCAGGAACCTGGCAGTCGATGGCCAGGACGTTGCGAAGATGAAGAGCCAACTTCACAAGACCCTGACCGGGCATCGACTCAACACTGACAGGTTCATCGACGGAGCCAAGGCCGCCTTGATTGAGTTCGAGGAGTCGCTGATACCGAAGTTGATCCAAGAGGATGCAACCCAAAAGGGCTTCCGAATCGGAGTCAAGCATCAGGCCAACAAACTCATCGCAGAGCAGAAGATTTGGTACGAGAACCAGATCGCCAAACTAATGAAACTTGGTGGCGGTCAGGTATTCCGCTGGACTGATGAGTGGACCCCTGAGGTTGTCCAGTACGCACCCGATGTAGTCAAGGGCAATAGGTTCGCTGGTACCAAGAGGCAAGCCAAGACTCGGTACAACTGGAAGATACAGAAACTTAAAGAAGAGGACGTTCAGGTTGAGGGTGCCCCGTGGGTGGCGGAGAACCTTCAGGGTCACCGCATGTTCAATGCGTCCAGCATGGAGATGGCCGTCAAACTGATGGCCTCCGCCGATGAGACTCTACGCGAGCAGGCACGCGCAACCGAGGCTGCAAGGGTTGCCAACGATGCGCGCCCCGATGGTGACCCACTGAAGCGCACATTCGATGACCCGGCAGCACCAGGGGAGGGTACTCGGTTCGCCGAGACCTACGAGCGTCCTTTGACGATGCACCCACTGGACCCCGAAACAGGTCAGCCACTCCGCGATGAGAGTGGTCGGCCAATAGTGGTAGACGTTACCGCTGCCTCATACGTTCACAACGCTGGCGTGAAGCGCCAGCCAGGTGTACCCAAAGACTTCAGCCAGTCCCCACTGGCTGTCGGTACCAGAACCGCAGGTATCAGCAAGGGTGACTTTGAGATTCCTGCACCCGCTATGCCCGAGTCGGGGACCGCACCGCTGCCCACCCGAGCGGAGTATCAGTTTGATGGTGTCGTACTAGACAAAGCGGTACCGGGAGTCATGCCGGGCGAAGAGTTCACAATCGCACAGAAAGCCCAGGCGGCAGTAAAGGCAGTACCGGCCAGGAAGCCCAAGGGCAAGAAAGGCAAGAAGGGATACAAGAGGGGCACGAAGGGCAAGAAGGGTAAGAAGGCAGTACCGGCTGAGTATTCGCATGTGGAATACCTCGGCCAGATGACGGGACCAGAAGCCCAGGCTGCACTTGGTATCTCAGGTGACATGCCTACCGGATGGATGGGTAAGCCAACTGACCCAGCCTCACAGTCCTTTGCTATCGGTTCGCAGCGCAAGCATGTCTACCGGGTCAGGAAGTTCAAGAACAAAACAGAGATGACGAGGTGGCTTCGCGCTAACCGACGTACCGGCAAGAGCAAGTGGACCGGACCAGAGATCATGGCGGGCATGGGCAGGACCCACCCAGCGTTTGACTCCCCACAGCAAATGGTTGAGTGGGGACTGTTCCCCATTTCCGTCATGCTCACTGACCGCAATCTCGGGTTCGAGATCGGTGGGAAACTACTCTCGGTCGAGCAGGTGTGGGCACAGGCCCTTGGCTACGATTCCGTCAAGTCTGCACGCCAGGTCGGAGGCGGCAAGCGCAAGCCGCTGGAGAAAGACAAAGACGGCAATCAAGTTGAGTTGGACTTGGACGAGGCCGGTTCAGCGGCCATGGCCCAGAAGATGGCCGAGGACACACTAGAAGCCTGGTTCCGTCTCGACCCCACCAATGCCAGCAGGTTTGGTATTGACGATGCGATTCGTCAAGGCTTGGCGTTCTTCTTCAAGGACTACGTATCAAAGGGTTCCGGCAAGTACCGGGGCTTTGTGGACTGGGACAAGGCCGTACGTGTTGGCCTCTACAGGTCACGCACTCCTGCCTTGCCAGGAGATGAAGCCTTCGATGGATCGTCGATCAGTCGTGGACTGGATGCTAGCGAATACCGTGTGGCTAAAGAGATTGACTCTGGCAACCCAGCACTAGATGCTGAAATAGAACTCGCAACAGCCAGGACTGGGACACCGTCACCGTATGGTTCGTCCTACTACGGCGATGGTCATATCGTCCTGAACACAGGTGAAATCCTCGATACGACCAACCCCGAACAGTTAGCGTCTTGGCTGCAAAAGGTTGATGAGTATGAGCAGATGTGGAGCGGTGCTGGCTCCACCTTCTCTGAGTACGGTTCCAACATCTACCGGGTTCTCTATGGAGAGAACCCACAGATACCACTAGACGGTGGCATCCCAGTACCAACGGTCGATGCCATCTACCTGCGTAACCTCGCCATGATTGCGGAAGAAGCCCGTCGTGCGAGAGCCTTACCCAGTGAGTTTGGGTTGAACCCCAGTGGCTCCACTGGCCTCACTGATGCGACCGTCACCACTGATGCCCCACCACCTGCTGCCCGTGAAGGGTTCACCGGACAAGATCGAACAGCGCGTCGCTCCGGTCAGGGCACCTTGCGTCAGCCAGAACAAAAACCTGCTGCGCCTGCTTCCGCCGAGGGAGCGGTTGATAAAGACTTCGCTGGCACAGGTAGTTCAGTTGTTCGTTACGTACCTGAGGGCCCGATGGGTCCGCAAGAGCCACGTTACCTTGCGCGTATCACATACAACGGTGAAGAGTTTTTGTTCTATAACTCTT